TATAACATCACCAACTTTGAAATTTTTTGTCCATCCAGCTGTACCACTAGTAACTACACCACCACTGGTGATACTGAATGATCTACCTGTAAGATCTTTTTTAGTTTCTAATACAACATCAGCAGCAAATGTTCTAGACGCTGCTGTTGATCTGACTGATTTTACATCACTCAAATCAAACTCAGTTATAGCTGTAATTATTCTACCATTTCTTTCACCATTTATAATTAGTTGCTCATTAGTAAGAAACTTACCTGCCACCTGATTTAACACCACAGTTGTAGAACCTGAAACACCAGATTTTAAAAATCCTCTTGCACCAGAACTTGCCCCTTCTATAACAGCAGGTAGTGCTATTGTGTGTGACTGATTTATTGTAAGTGATACATCTGTTTGGATATCAAATAACATCAATTCAAATACACTCACATCCCCAGTATAACCAGCGTTTTGTAATTTAAAATCATATATTCTTGCTCTTCCTATTTCTGTCAACGCTGATGATCTAGTAGATCCTAATCTTTCTTTTTGTAGAGACACATAGTCAGAATTTATAGCGGACAACTTTATCTGTGCACCGTTGAGCACATTGTTAAGTCTTAGTTTATTACCTGCCTCAAATGGTACAGCAGATGACTCAACGAGTCTGGTTGTTCTAGGTTTGTCTACATCAATATGTCTTGATCCATGTGTTTTTACTTCATATCCTTTTACATACGCTTTACCAGGTCCTATCCTGATATTCATCAAATCTTTTGAAGGTGTATTACCTTGATCCGTGATTTGTTCTGGAAAATAAGTACCGAATACGTCTACCCTATCATTCAAGCATTCTTTTGCCTCTAGATCAAATCTATCAACATAGTAATTACCACTCTCGTCAAATGTTCTTCTTGCAAATTCTTTAGCTAACTCACTGTATATTGTGGTATCTACAATTTTTACAGTAATACCTTCTTGTATACGTTGTAATTCTATAAAGTTCTCATCTTGATAATCATCTAACTCTTTCTTAATAAGAGAAACACTAAGCTTGAACCTATCAGCACCAGGAGCAGTGTAGTTGGAGAATCCAGCAGCATTATCGTATAAACTATTATCATCAACAGCAGTGACAATCTCCTCTTTGACATTTAAACCTACTCTGAATGATGCAAATGGTTCATATTGATTTAGTATTATTGTTTCTGGATTTACTTCAATAAATGATCCACGAACATACCACACACCTCTTGTGATAGCAAAAGCAGATCCAACATTTGTTGCATTTGAATTGATTGCTGTAGCAAAGTCTGATCCATTTGTGATGGTTGTCAAACCATAAGTAAAGTCTGCGAGTGTTGTAAGAGTTTCACCATCTAAAAAAGTACCTGCCAAGTAATTATCAGAATCTTTTTCATACTTGATATAGAGAGTGGTATGATTAGTTTCTGATGAAGCAGCAGACAATACCTTTACAACTTGAGCGATGACACCAGTTGTTTTACCTTGTATTCTAAGACCAACAAGTTTGTCATAGTATAATTCTACAGGAACACCAAAGAATGTAGATTCTACTTTGACAGATGTATATTGACCATCATACTTGAATACACCAGGTATGATCATCGATCCTTCTTTGAAGAAGTGTTTACCAAATTTTTCTATCTGTCCTTGTAAGATAGATTGAAGAGTTGTTAATTCTCTTGCTTGTATTGGATTGCCAGGTTTGAA